GTCACTCGTGTGTGCCTGCAGGTTTTCAGGGAAGGAACGTAATTTTGGGCCGAAGAGGGCCGAAACGGACGCCGACGGCGTTGAACGAGCTGCGGGGGAACCCTGGGCAGCGCCGTCGGGGGCACGTGGAGCCTCAGCCAACGTCTACCATCGCCGTCACGTGCCCGGTCTGGCTCAGCGCGACCGCGAAGGCCGAGTGGCGGCGCCGTGCACCGGAGCTGTCGCGGCTCGGGCTGCTCACCGACCTTGACGTCGCGCAGTTCGCGGCCTACTGCCAGGCGTACGCGCGCTGGGTCCGGTTCGAGCGGCGGCTCGAGGCGCTGATGCGGACGCGTGACGGCGAGCTCGTGGAGACGCCGAACGGGTTCCAGCAGCCACACGTGATGGTGAAGATGGCCAAGGACGCGGCCGACACGATGCGCCGGTTTGCTGCGCTGTTCGGGATGTCGCCCAGCGACCGCGCCAGTCTGTCGATGCCGCTCGACCCGACGGCGCCGAAGCCGAACGTGAGCGACAAGCCGGCGACGGTGATGCCGGCGCGTGACGAGTTCAACGAGTTCCTGCAGCGGAAGCGAACGGCGAATGCCCCTGACACGGACTGACTGGACGGCGGCGCGGCGCACCGCGAAGAAGCAGGGCTGGGACCCCGCGTGGATCGCGCACGTCCAAGACGTCCGCGCGGTGCGCGAGGGCTGCTGGTTCGACGCGGCCGCGGGGCAGCACGTCGTCGACTTCTTCGCGACCTACCTCCGCCACTCGAAGGGCCGGCGCTGGGCGGGGCAGCCGTTCACGCTGCTGGCGTGGGAAGAGCAGATTCTGCGGCGACTCTTCGGCTGGAAACGCAAAGACGGCACGCGGCGGTATCGCCGCGGCGGGTTCTGGATTCCGAAGAAGAACGGGAAATCGACGCTCGCGGCGGGCATCGAGCTCTATCTCCTCATCGCCGACGGCGAGCCCGGCGCCGAGGTGTACACCGGCGCCGTGGACCGCGGCCAGGCCGGCATCATCCACGGCGAGGCGGCGAACATGGTCCGCCAGTCGCCGGATCTCCGGAAGCGTCTGCAGGTCGTCGACTCGACGAAGACGATTGCGTATCCCGGCATGGCGGCGAAGCTGAAGGCGCTGTCGGCCGACGCGGAACAGAGCGAGGGCCTGAACGCGCACGGCGTCGTGCTCGACGAGCTCCACGCGTGGAAGCGCAGCCTGCTCTGGGACGTCATGGAGTACGCCGGCGCGGCGCGCGATCAGCCGGTGTTCCTGGTTGTGTCGACGGCCGGCGTCTACGACGAGACGACGATCGCCTGGGAGCAGTGGTCCTACGCGAAGGCCGTGCTCGCGGACGAGGTCCACGATTGGGCGTTCCTCGCCGTCATCTTTGCCGCTGACGAGAAGGACGACTGGAAGGATCGGGCGACCTGGTTCAAGGCGAACCCGAGTCTGGGCGTCACGATCGACGTCGAGATCTTCGCCGAGGAATGCCAGGCCGCGCAGCGATCCCCGGCCGCCACGGCGAAGTTCCAGCGGTATCGGTTGAACCTCTGGCCCAGCCGGGAATCGTCGGCGATTGACCTCGAGGTGTGGGATGCGCAGGCCGGGCACGATCGGCCGTTTCGTCCGGAGGATTTTGCGGGCCGGACGGTGCTCGGCGGCCTCGACCTGTCGTCGGTCAGCGACCTGTCGGCCGTCGTGTACGGCGCCGAGTGCGAGGACGATCCCGATCGTCTCGACCTCGCGGCGCGCTGCTGGGTGCCGGCCGCGCAGCTGGACAATCCGAAGAACCCCCACCGGCATCTCTACCGGCAGTGGGTCGAGGAGGGCTGGCTCGAGACGACGCCTGGCGACGCGATCGACTACGACCGCATCGAAGACGCCATCATCGCCGATGCCCAGGTCTTCGACCTCCGCGAGCTGAACATCGACCAGCTATTCCAGGGGCAACAGGTGGCGAATCATCTCGCCGCTCAGGGCCTGACCGTGTTCCCGATGCGACAGACCTTCACCGGTCAGGGGCCGGCGATGAAGGAGTTCCGCCGGCTCGAGCTGCTCGGCGGGCTGCATCACGGCGGGCATCCGGTGTTGCGGTGGGCGGCGAGCAATGCGATCTCGGCGTTCGACGGCGCGCAGAATGAGAAGCTCGTGAAGCCTGGCCAGAATTCGCCGAAGAAGATTGACCCGGTCGTGGCGCTCGTGATGATGCTCGATCGGCTGTCGCGCCGCGTTGAGGATCCCCCATCGGTCTACGAGTCGCGCGGCCTCCTGGAGATTTGATCGCAATGGGACTGCTCCCCACGTGGATGCGGCGCATGCTGGCAGAGGTCCGGGGGACGTGGGTTGGACCGATCGACGCGAGCTCGCCGGAGATCGCCCGCCTGTTCGCCAGGCCGCCGACATCCACCGGCGTGGCGGTGTCCGAGCAGACGGCCCTGACGTATTCCGCGGTGTGGGCGGCGGTCTCCTTAATTGCCTCGAACGTGGCGTCATTACCGCTGATTCTCTATAAACGGCTGCCCAATGGCGGCAAAGAGCGGCTCATTGGTCATCCGCTGTACCGCCTCCTGCACGATCAACCCAACGCCGAGATGACCTCGATGGTCTTCCGCGAGACGCTGCAGGCGCATGTGCTGACCTGGGGGAATGGGTACGCCGAGATCGAACGCGACCAGGGCGGCCGACCCGTGGCGCTCTGGCCGCTCACGCCTGACCGCGTCCAGCCATTCCGTGAGGAACGGAGTCTCCGGCTGCGGTACCGCGTGCGCAACGCCGCCGGCCTGTCCGATGTGGTCATTGAGGCGCCGGACATGCTGCATGTCCCTGGCCTCGGTTACGACGGCACGTGCGGCTACTCCGTCATCGCGAAGGCCCGCGAGTCGATCGGCCTGGGGTTGGCCACCGAACGGTTCGGCGGCACGTTCTTCGGCCAGGGCTCTACGTTCGGCGGGGTCCTCGAGCATCCGAAGCAGCTCGGGGAGATCGCCCAGAAGAAACTGCGCGCGTCGATCAACGAGCGTCATCAAGGCGTCGACCGCGCGCATCGGTTTCTGATCCTCGAAGAAGGGATGCAGTACAAGCGGCTGGGCATCCCGCCGAACGATGCGCAGTTCCTCGAGACGCGCAAGTTCCAGATCGCGGAGGTGGCCCGCTGGTTCAATATGCCGCCACACAAGCTGCGCGACCTCGAACGCGCGACGTTCAGCAATATCGAGCACCAGAACATCGAGTGGGTCGTCGATACGCTCCGGAACTGGCTCGTGCGCTGGGAGCAGGAGATCAACCGGAAACTCGTCGCCTCCACGGAACGTAACATCCAATTCGCCGAGCACCTGGTCGATGGGTTGCTCCGCGGGGACATCGCGAGCCGGTACGCCGCCTATGCCATCGGCCGCCAGTGGGGCTGGCTCTCGGCCGATGATGTGCGCGAGAAAGAGAACATGAACCCGTTGCCCGACGGGTCCGGTCAGCAGTACCTCGTGCCGTTGAACATGGTGCCCGCGGATCGCATGGACGAAGTGATCGACAAGCAAGTCGCCCCGGCGCCGACCCCGCCCGCCCTGCCGCCGCCGCCCCAGGAGGACGACGAGGACGACCCGGCCGTCGACGCCGAGGAGAAAGAGCGGGCCCTGGCGCGCGTCGAGGATGCGCTCGCCCGGGTGCAGGCGTCGATCCTGACGGAACTGCAGGCGGCCGGGACCGCGCTCAACGCGCGCGTGGAGGCGCTCCCGGGGCTCATCGTTCCGGAGGTGGTCGCTCCCTCCGCGAAGGCGGAGGCCGCCGCCGCGGCGGTCGCCCTGGCCGTGGCGCACGTCGACGAGGCCGTCACCCGCGTCGACATCTCCCTCCGGACAGACCTGCAGGCCGCGGTCACCGCGCAGCAGGCGCACCTGGAGGCCTTGCCGTCCCGCGTCTCCGAGGCTGTCGAGCCCCACCTCGCGGCGGTGGCGCGAGACGTGGAGGCCCGGGCGTTGACCCTGGCCGCTGTGGAGGCGCGCGCCACGGACGCGGCTGCGCAGCTCCTCGAGGCCCGGGCGGAGGTCGAGCGGGAGCGCCAGGCGGGGGCCGCGCTCGCCGAAACGGCCCGCCTGACCGCCGAGGCCGAGGCGGCGTCGCGCGCCGTGGCGGTGGCTGCGCACCAGACCGCTCTGTCGGCGGCGGCGGCCCAGGCGGCCCAGGCCGCGGAGACGGAGCGGTCGCGCCTGGCCGCAGCGCTCGACGCCCAGCGCGCCACAGAGGCCGCCCGCCTGACCGCCGTCATCGCGGCACACCGGGCGCTGTTCGTCGATGCCGCCGGCCGCCTGCTGCGCATCGAAGCCGACCGTGCGCGGCGGGCCCAGGCCACGCCCGAAAAACTGCGCCGCTGGATCGAGACGTTCTATCCCGTGCACGAGGACGTTTGCCGGATGGCGTTCCTGCCGGCGCTGCGCGCGCACCTGGCGTGGATGCAATCCGACGCCGATCCCGTCCAGATGGCCGCCACGATGGCAACCCAGCACGTCGAGGACTCCCGGCGGCAATTGACCGTGGTCCTGGACGTCGACGTCGGCACCGTCAATGAATCGTTGGAGACGGTGTTACGCCGCTGGGAAGGGGAACGCGCCGACCAGATAGCCGATCGGGTCTTACAGGAGGCGGTGAGCTATGTCCGGACCACTGGCCGGTGACGGTCTCGAGCGGCGCGTTTCCCTGGGCGAGCTGCGCGCGGATCTGACCGAGGATCGCAAGCTCCGCGGGTACGCGATCGTGTTCAACAAGCTCTCGCTGGATCTGGGCGGGTTTCGGGAGCGGATTCTCCCGGAGGCCGTCACGCGGACGCTCAAGGAGGCGCTCGATGTGCGGGCGCTCGTGGACCACGACCCGTCGAAGATCATCGGCCGGACGCGCGCCGGGACATTGGACCTGCGGAAAGATGGCCACGGCCTGAAGGCGACGATCGACCCTCCGAACACCACGGTGGCGCGCGACCTCCTCGAATCGGTGAGCCGCGGCGACATCTCGGGCATGTCCTTCGCGTTCCGAACCCTCGAGGACGATTGGCACATGGAGGACGGAGAGGCCGTGCGCGAGGTCCTCGACATGGAGATCCGGGAAGTCTCGGTGGTCAGTTTCCCGGCGTACCCGCAGACCGATGTGGCCGTGGCGGTCCGGTCCCTCACAGCGTTTCAGGCGACGCGCGCGCCGCGACGGTCGCTGGACTGGTGGCAGCGATGGCACAAGACCCAACTCGCCCGGTAGGGCGCCCGCGCGAATTCGATGCGATCGTGTCGGTGCGCCTGCCCAAGGCCACGCACGACGAGCTGTCTCGCACCGCCTTGCGGCAACACCGGGATCTCTCCGACGTCATTCGTGACCGCTTGAATTTCGTATCTCAAAATTCAGCGAAGGGCTGAAGTCATGCGACGCTAGCCGAGCTAAGAGCCCGCCCCGGAGACGGACTGGGTTCCGTCCCCTGGGCCGGCGATAACTGTGAGGCCGCGTCCCTCTGGGAAGGGCGCTGCTCACGTGGCGAACACGATTCGCCTGTGGGCTGCGCCCTTTTCCTTTGGTGTGAATTGGTCGGGCCGTTCCCACGGCGAGCTTGAAAGGGAACAGGCCCATGACGATTCAGGAACTTCGCACCGAGCGCAAGCGGCTCGCGGACCTGGCCGAGGAGATTCTCGCCAAAGCCCGCGCGGAAAACCGATCCGCGCTACATCCTGACGAAGAGAAGAAGTTCGACGAGATCCACGTCGACATCGAGAAGCTCGCCAAGCAGATCGAGCGCGAAGAGAAGCAGGCCGACGTGCTCGCCAGCCTGGAGCAGTCGACCGGTCGACGCTCGGACCCCACCCCCATCGAGAACCGCGGCAATCCCAACCCACACAGTCACCGGATGACCTCCGATGATCGGCTGCACGCGATGCGCTCTTGGCTGCTCGCGGGCAGCGACATCGAGCGCACGACGGAAATGCGCGAGGCCGCCGGTCGGTGCGGGCTCAATCTCGACCAGCGCGCGTTGACGTTCAAGCTGCCGCGCGTGGCGCCGAAGTCGCTCCGGGCCGACGACATGAAGGCCTGGGAAGAGCGGGCCGCGATCGGGACGACCTCCGGAAGCGTCGGCGGGTACACCGTGCCAGACGAAGCGATGCGCGCGCTGGAAGTCTCCCTGCTCGCCTTCGGCGGCATGCGCCAGGTGGCGACGATCATCCGGACCGACTCGGGCGCGGACCTGCCCATCCCGACCTCCGACGACACGTCAAACAAGGGCGTGATCCTGTCGGAGAACACCGCCGCGTCCGAACAGGGGATCACGTTTGGCCAGCTCGTGCTGAACGCCTTCAAGTACTCCAGCAAGTACGTGCTGGTCAGCGTGGAGTTCCTGCAGGACAGTTCGATCAACGTCGCCGAGTTCATCGGGCGCGCGCTGGGCGAGCGCATCGGGCGGATCACCAACGACCACTTCACGACCGGAGACAACTCGAGCAAGCCGAACGGGATCGTCACGGCCTCGTCGCTGGGCGTGACGGCGACCTCGCTCACGGCCACGACCACGTTCAGCTTCATGATGGACCTGGTCCACTCAATCGACCCGGCGTATCGCACCAACGCCCGCTTCATGACCTCGGATGCGGGGCTGAAGATGCTGCGCAAGATCCTCATCCCGCAGTACTCGGGTGATACCGCCGGCGCGCCGCTCTGGCAGCCGGGCATGGTCGCGGGGGCGCCGGACACGATCTTCGGCTACCCCTACACGATCAACCAGTCGATGACGGCGCCGGCGACGACCGTCAAGTCGATCCTCTTCGGCGACCTGAGCAAGTACCTGATCCGCGACGTGCGCGACGTCACGCTGCTCCGGCTCGACGAGCGCTTCGCCGAGTACCACCAGGTGGCGTTCCTGGCGTTCAGCCGTCACGACGGCGATCTGCTCGACGCCGGCACCGACCCGGTCAAGCATCACCTCCAGGGCTAGACGCCTGGGCACTAGAGGCACGGGCGCTGCTCACGCGGGCAGCGCCCACACTTCAGTCACGACACGGGGAGGCATCCATGCGAGGCGTCATCAGCGAAGACAGTCACATCACGGCGGAAGCGCCCACGGTGACCGGCACGTCGGCGATCGATTCAGCAGCCGTCGACATGGCTGGCTGGGATGGGGTGATTTGTATCTGCAAGGTCGGATCGATCGCCACGAACAACAATCTGCGCGCGCGTCAGGATGATGCGACGGGCGGCAGCTACGCCGACATTGCCGGATCGAAGGTCGGGGACAGTGCCAGCGCGACGCCGTTCGTGTTGGAGATCAAGCGGCCACAGAAGCGGTTCATCAAGTTCCGGGTGACTCGTGGCACGACGACCACGATCGACACGCTGGTCGTCATCAAGTACCGCGGGCGCACGGGGAACGTGACCCAGCCCACGAACACCAGCGTGGTACGTCTCGTGAGTCCGGCGGAAGGGACGGCGTAATCGTGGCGCGGTTCAAGGCGGACCTGAACATCGTCGTCGCGGCCGATGACGCTACCGTCGAGACCCTCTCCGCGAAAGCGCAGGCACTGGTGGATGCCTGCGCGGCCGCCGGGGGCGACGTGCGCGGGAACGGGATCGAGGTCAAGCGCGATGCTTCGGCCGCCCCGGCCGAGGAGCCGCCCAAGGCGAAGGCCACCGCGCGCGCGGCGAAGGCGTAACGACCATGCGGATCCGGTTCCTTGAAGCGACGGAATCCATGCAGCCCGGCTATCCGTTTCTGCGGGGCCAGGTGATCGAGGTCACGAAGCTGACCCCTGAGATGCGCGCCTGGCTGAAGGTGCGTCCGGATGGGACCGCCCGCGCGGAAGTGGTCAAGGACGAGGGGCCAGACGCGGCCGCGCTGCCACCGGCGCAGACGCGTTCCGCGTGAGCGCCCATCATGGCCACGCACGTCAACACGATCTGGTCATTACCGGTGGTCAAGGCGGCGCTCGGCGTGCCTGCGGCCGAGACCGGCCGCGACCTCCGGATCGAGGAAATCGCCGATGCGATGAGTGCGTACATCGAGCGCTACACCGGCCGCCAGTTCGTTACGCGCGCCGTGAGCGAGATCCTGGATGGCGATGGCTGTCCCCTGCTCGAGCTGCTCCATGCCCCCGTGGTCGGAGGGGTGACGTCGCTGACGATCACGCGCGCCGAAGGCCAGGCGCCAGAGACGATCGGATCCACGGCCTACACCCTGGTGGCCGACCGCGGCCGGCTCCGACTCCTGAATGGCGACGTGTTCACCAGGGGATTCGGGAATGTCGCGGTCACGTACCAGGCGGGCTACGGCGCCCAGGGCGTGTCGACGATTCCGCGAGACATCTACCGGATCGGCCTCCAGATGGTGCGGATTGAATTCCAGATCGACGATGCCGGCGCCGGCGCCTCGAGCACGATGAGCGTCCAGGGGCACCACTACACGCCGCGTTCGGCCTGGCCGCCGGTGATCTGGGACGTCCTCAACCAGTGGCGTCGCCGAGGGTTGGGCTGACATGGACCTGGAGATCACGACCAACGCGCGCGAGGTGGCGGACCGCCTGCGAGATGCGGCCGTGCGGCTGCAGGCCTCATGGCGCAAGGCCATGCGGTCCCTCCAGCCGGACGCGGAACGCGCGCTGCGCGAGCAGCTCCAGGGCCGCACGCTGCAACGCCGCTCCGGACGGTTGAGTGACTCGATCCGCTCGCGCCTGGTCGAGACGTCGGACGGCGTCGCTGTTGAGGCCTATGCCGGGATTGGGTACGCCGGGCTGCTGCGGCGCGGGGGTGTGGTGACGGCCTCACGTGCCGCGCGGCTGGCCGTGCCGAGACCGGGCGTGCGGTTCAGTGCGCGGGCGTTCCTGGCCAACCCGGCCGCGTTTGGCTACAGCCGAGGGTTTGTGACCCCGCGGTCCATCATCGGCATCCATGACGACCGGACGTTTGACGTGCTGTTCACGCGCCCGACCAGCGTCGCGATCCGGGCGTTCGACTTTGCCGTACCGGCGGCCCGGGCGCTCGAGCCGTTGGTGCGCGACCGCCTGACGAACGCCGTCGAGGAGGCGCTCCGACCGTTGGGTGAGGGGGGTGGGTAGTGGCCCCGGCCGCCGACCCGAAGCGGCTGCAGATCATGCAGGCGGCCGCGACGGCGCTCCGCGCGATCAACGGCGGCTCGACGTACTGGTACACGGTCAAGGCCGCCTCGGTGCAGTTGGATGTGTTGACGACGCTGCTGAACATGCCGTCGACGAATCTGCCCGGGTTCGTGATCGAGGCGTCGCCGAATAGCGAGCGGGTCCTCGAGGGCGGGCTCGTGATCAAGGACGCATTCGACTTCATCGTCCTGGGGCGCGTGGACGTCGATGGCAGTGCCAGCGGGGATAAGAAGGTGACGGCCGGCGAAAAACTGGCGCACGACGTCGAGGTGGCCCTGGCGGTCGATGAGCGCCTCGGGATGCCGTCGCTGGTGATCTCGGCCCGCACGCAGCCGGCAGAGGTGATCTACGACGCCGGGACCACCAACGCCGTCTTCGTGGGGACACGGGTGCGCTGCCTCTACAAGCGGAACTACGGACAGCCATAGGAGCGATCCGATGAAGATGATGGTCTTTCGCGGCGGCGAGGCGGGCGGGCTGACCGTCTCCGGCACGGGCTTCGGCCGGGCGTTCGCCGATGGGTCGGTCGTGGACTTCGACGAGGTCGCCGGGCACGTCGTCCGCGAGGTGCCCGGCACGAACGACGACGACACGCCGAAGCAGAAGCGCATCGCTGTCACCTGGGGCGACGCCATCGGCGAGAAGTACGCGCACCTGTTCGAGCCAGCGGGGGCGCCGACGAAGAGCCGCCGCCGAACGACGTCGGACGCCAGTCCTGATGAAGGAGCAGCCGTATGAGCGTATGGGAACTCGGACGCAATTTTCGCACCTACGATGCCGCCGAGGGCGCGTACGGCACGGCGGCGACGCTGGCCTCAGCCGACGCGATCCGGCACATCGGCGGCAGTCTCTCGCACAACCCGAACAACTTTCAGAACGCGCCGACGCGGTTCCGGAGTGCGACGCTGACCGAGCGCCGTGTGCGCCGCGAGACGGCCGAGGCCGTGCTGCGCGGGGAGTTCTGGCCGTCTGGCACGATCAACACGATCCCGGACCATGACGCGATCCTGACCGACGTGATCGGCTCGAAGACGAACGTCGTCCTGTCGACGACGGTGTCCGCGTCGCCGTCGCCGACGTCGACGGTCTTCACGCTCGCCAGCACGACGGGTCTCGTGGTCGGCGGCGCCATCCTCGTGAACGCGACGAGCGGCGGGCGCCAGGTGCGCGTCATCACGAACAAGGCCACCGACGAGATCACGGTCGCCCCGGCGCTGAGCGCCGCGCCGACCACCGGCGACACCGTGAAAAGCTGCCTCGTCTACACGCTCGCCGATCTGAACGTGCCGACGTCGCACACGATGGCGGCCTTCGGGATCAACCGGAAGTACGAGGTCAACGGCTGGATCCTCGACAAGCTGACCCTGGAATTCGACAGCAACGGCGAGATCGTCTGGGAAGTGTCGGGCCCGGCAAAGACGCGCCTGAAGGGCGTGAGCGTGCAGAGCGAGCCGGGGGCGTTCACGACGGCCGGCACGGCGATTCCCTCGGGCCTCACCGGATCGCTGCGGATCGGGACCGCCGCCGAGGAGTTCGTGAAGGCGAAGCTCGAGCTGATGAATGGGCACGCCCTGCAAAACAACGCGTATGGGACGTCGACGCCGCAGGGCGCGTTCCGGAAGTCGCAATTCCGGACGGCGCGCTTCTCGGTCACGACCCAGGCGTCGGATGATTCGACGCTCCTGGACGCCGCCACGGTGCGGACCGAGATGGCGGGTCTGCTGCAGACGGGCCTGACGGAAGGCCAGATCATCGGGGTCTATTTCCCCAAGTGGCAGATTGACGTGCCGCCCGCGCACGATCTGGGCAGCGTCGAAGACTATCAGGAAGAGTACGCCGGGCAGTTGCTCGGCACGACGACCGGCAACGACGAGTTCAAGCTCCTGATCGCGTAGACGGTTTCGGTCACACATTCGGCGCCCGCACTGCCGTCGGCTGTAGCTACCCTGCGACCGGCTGACGTCACACATCGCGCGCGCATCCTCAGGTGATTCGGTTCGTTCGCTGTTCCCTTCCATCACCCGGAGGAGTGCCAGTATGCCGCTCGTTCTCTTCAGCACGTTTCCCCTGCCCCTGCCGATCGACGGCGCGATCGTCACGCTCGCGCTGAAACGCCTGGAGCCCGACGAGGTCACCTGGCTGAAAGCCGAGATGGCTCGCATGGAACAGGCGCAGCCCAACGACCGATCAGCTGAGGCCTACGCCGGCGACCAGGCCTTCGTAACGCGGTGCCTCACCGACTTCGTGACCGTGGAACCCGGAGAGCTCAAGTTCGACGGCGCCGAGGTGCGAACGGGCGCGCAGTTCTTGCGCATCTTCGCCGCTCGGACGGATCTCCTGGCGCGCGTCGTCCAGGCGATCCTCGTCGAGAACGCGTGCACCGCGGAGCAGAAGCAGCAGCTCGCCGCGGCGCAGCGTCACGACGCCCCGATGCCCGCGCCACTGCAGGCCGTCGCGGGCGGACGAAAGCGAGCCCGATGACGACACGGACGGTCATCGTCCCGATCGACAAGGAGCCCGTCAGGCTCACGGTCGCGCCGTACACGGTGCGCACGGCCCAGCAGCTCGCGGCGCTCGGCCCGCAGCCCGGGCCCGGCGCGATGCTGACCGGCCCGCGGCTGCTCGCCTATATCGACGTCGTGGGCCCGCTGGTGTCGGTCGCGCCTGGTGATGTGCCATTCGACGGGCGCCCCATCACAGACGGGCGCGAGCTGCTCATCAGGCTGTGTGGCCGCCAGGACGTGCTCCAGGCCGTGCGCCGCGGCGCCATGACCGCGCAGAGCGTCACGGACGACGGGCCACGGCCGACGCGGCAGGACCTCCGCGTCGCGGTCCGGTTCACGGCCTGGCTGTCGGACCAGCGCCGCGGGAGCGCGGCGGAGTGGGTTCAGACGGGCGCCTCGTGCGGCGCCTGCCTCGTGCGAGGGCTCTCGACGTCGCGCGGCTGTGACGGCACACCGCAGCGCCACATCGTGTGGAACGACGGCGGCGACCTCGTCGTGCGCGTCTGCCCGGTGCGATCGCTGTTGCCGGAGGTGGAGGCACTCCTGCAGCTGTTTCGCCTGACCCACGACATCACCTTCGCACCCTCTGGGCTCCCGCAGTATGTGCGCGTCGCACTCCCGGCCGCCGGCGGCGTGCTCGACCAGGACGCGTGGACGCTCGAGGCCCTGGACGTCGTCCGGGCGACCGTGAACGAGCGCCTCGTGCGCGAGTTCCGCCGGCACCAGGAACAGGAAGCCGAGCGCCGCCATGTCTGAACAGAACGTCGACATCGTTCTGCGCGGCCGAGACATCAGCCAGGAGGCCTTCCAGGGCGTGCAGGGCTCCCTGAGCAACCTCGGGACGACGGTCGGCCAGGTGCTCGGCACCGTGCGCAACGCGTGGTCCCAGATGGGCGGCACGCAGGCCCTGAAGGGCCTGGCCGAGGACGCCGGCAAGCTCGCCGACTTGTCATCGCAGACAGGGGTGTCGATCGAGGCGCTGCAGCGGCTCGGGTTTGCCGCCGAGCAGAGCGGGTCTTCGATGGAGAAGATCGCCCGCGCCGCGAGCACGATGGGGAAGACGCTCGCCGGCGGGTCGGATTCGACGAAGGCCGCGATCGAGGCGCTCGGGTTGTCGTTCGACGAGCTCCGCGGCATGAAGCCGGAAGACGCGTTGCTGAAGATCGGCGACGCGCTCGGCCCGATGGAGGACAAGTTCAAGCAGACGCAGATCGCCGCGCAGCTGTTCGGCAAGGCCGGGATCGAGCTGTTGCCGACGCTCTCGTCCAACATGCGCGAGGTCGGCGCCAGCGCGACCGTGATGACGGAGCAGACGGTCACGGCGCTCGACGATGCCGGCGATCGGATCGACGCCGCTAAGGCCAATCTCCAGGCGCAGCTCGGGAACCTGCTCGGGAGCGTCGTGGCGGCCGTCGGCCCTGATGTCGTGGCGCTCGGGGCGATGTTCGGCACGGTGGCGAGCACGATCGCGCCGCTCATTCCGGCGATCGCGACCCTTTGGCCGTCGCTGGTGGGCCTCGCCGGTACGATCGGGACCGCCCTGGTGCCGGCCCTTGGGCTGCTGCTGTCGCCGATTGGCCTGGTCGTGGCGGCCGTCGTGGGCCTCGGGTTGATTTGGTATAAGTGGGGCGACGACATCAAGGCCGTCGTCAGCGCCGTCTACACCACCGTCAAAGAGTACCTCTGGGACAAGTTCGAAGCCATCGTCGGGGCGATCGCCGGCATCCTCACCACGATCAAGGGGTATTGGGACGGGTTCATGGGCGGCGTGACGGCCGTCGTCACCGAGACCGCCGCGACCACGAAGACCTTCCTCGTGGACAAGTTCGAGACGGTGAAGAGCGGCGTCAGCAGTGCGTTGACAACGGTGAAGGGGTACTGGGACGCGCACAACGCGGCCGTCGGGACGGTGCTCGGGCTCATCGTCGGGAAGGTCTCGGAGTGGATCGGCGACCTGACCGAGTGGCTGGGGCCGAAGCTGCGGTCGATCTTCGAAGCCACGAAGGCGATCATCACTCTGATTTACACCTACCACGTCGAGATGGCGCGGATGGTGATCGAGAAGGTCAGCGACCTGTTCCGTCAGCTGACGGACTACTTCGGCGCCAAGCTCCGCGCGATCGTGACGGCCGTCAAGACCATCATCGATCCGATCGTGACGTTCTTCACCAGCGTGAAGGACCGCGCGATCGCGGCCGCTGAGCAGCTGTACACCGGCGTTAAGCAGTGGCTGGTCGATCGGTTCGACGCCATTGTCGCCGGCATCAAATCGAAGATCGACGCGGTCACCGGGTTCTTCAAGGACATGTACGACAAGGTCGTCGGCTCGTCCTACGTCGTGGACCTAGTGGAAGGCATCGGCGACTGGTTCGGGCGCCTCCAAGAGTACATGGTGCAGCCGGCGGAAGAGGCCACGGGCGCGGTCGCGTCCGCCTTCAACGAACTGAACAGCGACGTCAATCTCCGGGAGCTCGGGCGAAACTTCGCGCAGACGCTCGACGACATGCGCATCGAGGCCGGCGGGTGGAAGGACAAGGTTCTCGACATCTGGGGCGAGGTCCGAGACGGGATCAGTGAGCGGATCGGAGACGTCAAGCGGACCTTCGAGCAAGCGCTCACCGACATGCTGCTGGGCCAGACGTCGTTCAAAGAAGGCATGAAGGCGATCTGGGACGCGATCAAAGAGGCCGTCGTGAGCACTGTCGTCAGCATGATCGCCAACATCCTGAGCGAGTACATCAAGGCGATCGGCATCATCGTCAGCCCGCCTCGGCCTGGTGGGGGTGGCGGGGGAGGCATCATCACGCCGCCGCCACCACCACCGCCACCAACCGGCGGTGATCGTGGTGGCTCCTTTGCGGTGTTCGGCGCGGCGGCGGCGCGAACGTTCAGCGTGAGCGGGGCGAGCGTCCAGGCGCCGGTAGTGATACCCGCGCAGTTGATCGTGAATGGTCGCGTGCTGGCGGAAGTGGCGTACGACCGCCTGCCGAGCCTGCTCCAGGCGCGCGGCGTGCTGACGTAGAGGACACGATGCCCATCCAGTGGACGAGCAATCCTCAGAAGGTCTGGCCTCCCGGCGCCGATGGAATCACCATCGTCCCCAACGGCACGGCGTGGGTGTCGGGGAATTACGTCACGTTGGAAGCGAGCGCGGCTGAAGACTCCGTGCTCACGGGCGTGGTGATTCGCACGGCCAATTCAGACAATCTGGAACTGGAAGTCGACATTGCGACGGGTGCGGCCGCGAGCGAAACCGTCATTGCCACCGTCAAGGGCGACCAGCGAGGCGGCCCTGGAGCTTCAACCAATTACGTCAATATCCGGTGGGTCTTTCCGATTCCGGTCGATGCCATCTCCAGCGGGGATCGCCTCTCGGCCCGCATCCGCGTCTCCACTACCGCCACCTCCAACTACTTCGTTGCCGCGCAGTACTACGAGAAGCCGATCGTGGGAAATCTGCAGGTGTCCGCGCAGCCGATCAAGGTCATTCCATCGGCGGCTAACGCGCTGGGAGCACCGACGCCCTTCACCACACCCTGGGATAACGGGTCGTGGGTCCAACTCACAGCGGCGACGTCGGCTGCGTGGGTGGTCGACGGGGCAATGGTGTTCCAAGGAGGCAATGTTGAAGTCGAAGTAGATCTTGGCGTTGGAGCCGGCGGTGCAGAAACCGTCGTCACGACATTTCGCGGGCACGGGGCTGGCGCTGGCAGCGGGATGTGCATCTTTCCGCTCGCATTCCCCTTGGATGCCATCGGCAACGGCGTGCGCGTGGCGGTGCGTGGTCGGTGCTCGGCGATCGGGAACACGCCGGTCATCAGTCTGAGTTACCGGGAGAAGCCTCTCTAATGGCGCGGACCACGACGCTCCCGACGAAGAATTTCCCCTCAAATGCGTCATCGGGCTCGACACCCGCCACCGTCGGATCGCCATCGTGGACGTATGGGGCCTGGGTCGAGCGCGTCGCATCCGCCAGTACGGACCTGTATCTTGTGGCCTTGGGGTTCGGGCAACTCAGCGCGGGCCAATTTCAGGTGCAGGTAGGGATTGGCGCTGTCTCGTCTGAAGTCCCCATCGGTACCTTCCGATTTCATCTGACGAATAGCGGTACTGATGATCTGCCGCAGGTCTATGCCCTGCCTGCCGCCCTCTTGATTCCTTCCGGGTCGCGACTGGTCTTCCGCGTGGCGGAGAACGGCACTACTGGCACCTACCATGTGCTCCTCCACTACGTTGAGAATCTCGACAGCGACAACGTCCACAGTGGGACACCGACGTGTCTGCCGAACGCCGCCTCGGCCTCAAATCTCGCCGGCAGCGGCACGGACTGGGCGCCCTCCGCGTGGCTAGAACTGTCCGCCTCCCTCGCTGATTCGATCGATGTCTACGGGCTCACCTGGGGGATCGGTGGAGGTCCGAACAACCTTCACTTGGAATGGGACATCGGTGTGGGCGCGTCGTCGAGCGAAGTGGTCGTGACGACCCTGCGGAGTAGCAAGAACGAGAACAACGGCGGGAACATTCAAATTGCGATGCTCCCGGCCTTTCTGCCGATTGCCGCCGGAGAGCGCGTGTCTGTGCGGATACGGAAGGGCGGAACCGACACCGCGAATTGGGTGCCGGCCTTGCTGGCCTACACGCCGACCGCCGTGCCGAGGCCAATGCTCGTGCATCCCGGCATGACGGGGCGGATGGCTGAACTGAGCGGCGGCATGAGGGCATAGAAACCGAAATGGCTAAACGAACGATTCCACCAGGGACGACGTCGGTCATCCTCGACGTCTTCATCCAGGACAGCACACAGACGGATGGGCGCGGCCTCGCCGGCCTCGTCCACAACTCCGCCAGCCTCACGGCCTATTACCACCGCGACACGGCCGCCGCGGCGGTCGCGGTGACCCTCGTCACCATGACCGTCGGCACCTTCACGTCTTCCGGGTTCAAGGAGATCAGCAGCGCCAACATGCCAGGGTGCTATCAGCTCTGCCTCCCCGATGCCGCGTTCGCATCTGGGGCCAAGAGCGTCTCGGTGCTCCTGAAAGGCGCGGCGGACATGGCGCCGCTCGCGCTCGAAGTTCAGCTCACGACGGCCGTCTGACGACCCTATGGCCAAGTACGTCGTCCCTCCCGGCGAGACGTCGCGCATCTGCGAGGTGTTCATTCTGGACACGTCGGAGACCGACGGGCGTGGCCTGACGGGGCTCGTGCACAACACCTCTGGGCTGACCTGCTACTACCACCGGAACCGCGCCGCGTCGGCCGTGGCCGTCTCCCTGGTGACGATGACGGTCGGCACGTTCACGTCGGGCGGCTTCAAGGAAGTCGACGCGACGAACATGCCGGGCGTCTATCAGGTCTGCCTGCCAGACGCGGTGTACGCGGACGGATCGCAGAGTGTCGTCGCGTTCCTCAAGGGCGCCGCCAACATGGCGCAGACGCCCTTCGAGATCCAGATCACATCGGTCACCAACGAATCCCCGTCCGACTTCATCGTCTGGATCGACGACATCAACCGCACCAGCTACGTGCAGTCTGGGCTGATCTACCGGCGCGTCATCAACGACATCGGGACGTGCGACTTCGACTTCGAGGACATCACCGGCGCTCTCATACCGGAGGCCGACCAGCTCGTCGAGGTCGAGATCGGCGGCGTCATCAAGTGGTCCGGCACGATCGCCCACGTCTCCGGTCTGACGTTCCTCGGGCGCGTGACCGGCATCAACTGCCACGTCGTTGCGCAGGACTTCAACCAGGTCCTGCTCCGCACGCTCGTCAATGACATCTTCCCGGCGGACACGCTGAAGGCGCTGCTCGAGGAACTCGTCGGCTCCATCGGCTGGCTCGCTGATTACGGCATCTCTCTCGCCGCAGACCAGGTCGACGGTCCAGCGCTCACCGAAATCGTGGCGCCCTGGATGACGGGCGAGGAGCTGCTCCGCTACCTCTCCGAGCTCACGAACTTCGTGCGGCACATCAACTCGAATCGCGAGCTCGAGATGTGGGACATCGGCACGAAGGATAGCGGCGTCACGCTCTCGATCGACAACGCCACGATCATCGACGCCGAATACGAGATCAGTCGGTTCGACTATCGCAATGTGCAGTACGTCGTCTACGGCCCGAACGAAGTGCTGACTGTGACGGACACGTGGATCGGGGACGGCAGCATTCAGGAGTTCCCGCAGCGGTACAGCGTGCAGGCGACGCGGCCGGAGACCGTGAACGTCGATGGCGTCGACTTCCCGGTCGGCATCTTCGGCGTTGACGTCATGGAGTGGACCTGGCGCGAGTCCGATCACACGCTCGTCCAGGACGGCACGCCGGTCCCGAACGGGGACGTCATCATTGCCGTCTACACGTCGCTGTTTCCCAACTCGGTCGTCTTCGACGATCCGACGGAGATCGGCCTGCATGGTCCCTGGCTCAAGGTGGAGTTCGTCGAAAGCATCCTGACCTACGAGGAGGCGCTCGCCTACGCCGAGAACCTCATCAGGGTGAATCTGCCGCGGCCGCCGCTCCCTCGTATCAGCACGGAGGTGACGACCATCGAGCCCGGGCGACTCGTGATCGCCGACCTGCCGGAGATCGGGCTCGACGAGGTGCAGTGCTTCGTGCGCGGTATCGAGGTCCGCGTGATTCAGCAGGGCACGCAGGTGTATCGCGAGACGACCCTCGATCTGATCGGCGGCGAGGAGCTGCCGGCCAACAGCGTGATCGATATGTGGCGCCGGATCGTTTTTGGAGTTTCGACGCAATGACGTAACCAGGAACCTGACCCGCATCCGCTAGGCCGGCCAGCCGAAGCGCTCACGGAGCCCGTGAGCTGTGGATGCGACAAGGGCTGCACGCAGAGGCCGCGTGCTGATTCCTCGCTACATCGCGAGGGGTTGGCCGCGGCCTTTGTGTTGGCGGCCAGAAGGGAGACACCGATATGGGGCTGCTGATTCTGATCGCCGTCGTCATCGTCGTGCTGATCCTCGCGCTCATGCTCGTGGACCAGCTGCCGTTCGGAGAGCCGCCGTTGAAGAACATCCTGAAGGCGATCGTCATCCTGATCGCCATTCTCGTGATCTGCCAGCGTGCGGGATTGCTGGCGCTCTGACGCGAATGACCGTCGAGTCCCTGCTCCTCGGCGCGCTCTCGACACTCGCCGCGGTGATTCTCGCGAATCACGCGGGGCTGTGGGTGTCGGGTCGCGAGTTCAAGGTGATGCAGGCCGACCGCGACTTCTACCAGCGGTTGTTCGTACGGCAGACCCGCATCATCCGCAAGCTGACTGCCGCGAAGGGCGATGACCTGGGAGACCTCGATGACGATGGCGACGACAGCGAGCGGGTGGCCTGACATGACGTGGTTTGACCGTCTGTGGGCGTTCTGTCGCTTCCACTTGATGCGACACGAAGGGACTGCGCCGGAAATCCTCGCCGCGTTCGAAGAGGTGGTGGCCGAGCAAGAAGAGCAGGCGCGCGTCGCGCTCGTCCAGGCTCGGCATCGCGTCATGACCGGCCGCGGAGCGCGCCCATGATGTTGAGCCTCAGCCCTGTCGAGGCCGTGCTCATCGTCGTCGCTGCGGCCGGCACGTGGTGGGCGTGGCGCAACACGCGCGAGTCCGAGCGCGACGTGCAGGCCGTTCTGGCGTCTGGCCAGAACGGCATCTTGCTGTTGACGGCGCAACAACTGCGCGCCCAGCAGCGGGCGTGGGGCGTTGTCGCGTCTCTGATGTTTGTCATCACGCTGACTAGCATCCCTGAGCCGTCGCCGTGGCTGCGTGGCGTGCGTCGGCTCGCCGGCCTGGGCGTGCTCGTGGCGGTGGTCGTCGGCTCAGGGCGGGCGGATCGCCACCGGCGCCGGCTCCTGGAGCACGCCATCGAGATCGAGCGGCAGGCCAATGAGCAGCGCCGCCGGAGTACGGACGCATGACCGATTTACCGCCTACACCGGACATCGGCACGCTCACGGCCACCGTGACCGGGGAGATCCCCCCCGTGACCGAGGCCAGCGTGACCGCGCAGAAAGCTGCAGCTTTTCACAAGGCCGGAGAGGAATCCCTGCGCTCGGAAGGGCAGCGGCACATCAATCTGATTTGGGAATCCACGCAATCGAAAATCTCGGTAGCCGTGGTGTTCACCGCGCTGTTTGTGTCTGGTCTGCTGTCGCTGCTCGCGCTGTATCCAAACGCGACCGAACGTCAGATGGCGATGGCGATCACGGCGTTCATGCTGGTGAGCAATCTCGCCACCGGGATCATCGGCTTCTACTTCGGGCGCACGAACCATCAACGCACGGGCGGCGTCCCCGCCGGGGAACAGGAGGGGCGATGAGGCCTGACCTGACCGGCGCACCGCTCGCGGGACGAGCGCTCCTGGCGCTGCGGGCGGGCGACATGACGAGCATCGAACTGGCGGGCCGTCTGCGAGCCTGTCCAAGCAACCTCGCCCGGGTGCTCCGTGACCTCGAGGCGCAGGGCCTCGTGCGGTGCCTTGTGCCGCGGCACGGCTGCGTGCCGAGCGAGTGGGCGCTCGTGCGCGAGCAGGAGCGGCGCGCGTCATGAGGTAAAGACGATGACTGATCGTGAAATTCCGACGGTAGACCGGAGCCAGTGCGTCCTGACGGATGGTTCGCCAGTGACGGCGGACCATCGCGAGATTGACCCGCGAACTGGTCAACAGAAGGGGTACGTCGTCCTGACGCCAGAGGAGCGCGCGAAGGGGTTCGTGCGTCCGGTGCGCGACAGCTATCGGCACGTCGGACGCCGCGAAGTCATCGTCAATGACGGCAACGTGCAGGACACGGAGGGACACGTCGGAGGCTGTGGCGCTGTCACGACGATGGGCCGTCCGCTGGCGGAGACATACGCACGTGATCCGTCCTTCTACTCCGGCACCTTCTGCGCAACGTGCCGCGCGCATTTCCCTCTCGACCAATTCGTGTGGGAAGGGACGGACGAACAGGTCGGGTCATGAAACACGCGCGCACGCACGCGGCGACGCCGGACATGGAGCAGTGCTACCAGGAGATGGTGGCGGCGATTGGAAAGCTCACCGTGCGGTATCCATCCATCCGCAACATCGAGTTGATTGCGCTCATCGGCCGCATGGCTGGTTACTGCGTCGCGATGTGCTTTCCTGACGAGCGCGACCTTGCGCGGCAAACCGCGATTGAGAATCTTGACCACGCTGTGAGCGACGTCGCGCAGCAAGGGCCGGCACGCGCTGGAGTCATTCAGCCATGACGTTCACGCTCGCGCGCGCCGCCGAGTATCAGCGTCTCTTCGCTGACTGCGTCGTGCTGCCGACGCGGCGCCGTGAGGTGGAGCGGACCGTGAGCCGGATCGCGCTGTCGGTGTCCCGGTATCAGGCGGTGAGCGAGGGGATCGGCGTCCCGTGGTTCGTCGTCGGCGTGATTCACGCGCTGGAGGCCTCGCTCGACTGGAGCACCCATCTCCACAACGGCGACAAGTTGACCGCGCGGACGGTGCGCGTGCCGAAGGGGCGACCGCGCGACGGCGAGCCGCCGTTCGAGTGGGAGGACTCTGCGTCCGACGCGCTGCTGCTCCACGAGCTCGACGCCGTGCCGGAGTGGACGATCGCCCGCGCCTGTTACGAGCTCGAGCGGTTCAACGGGTGGGGTTACCGGCGGCACGGGATTCCGTCGCCGTATCTGTGGTCCGGGTCGCAGCACTACATGTCCGGGAAGTATGTCGCGGACGGCCTGTGGTCGGCGACGGCGGTGAGCCAGCAGATCGGGGGAGCGGTGCTCATCAAGCAGGCGCTGGCCGCGGGCATGGAAACGGGGTTGACCGATGCCTAAGACGCCGAAGTGCCCATCGTGCGGGGAGACGCGCCTGGTCGAGCGCATCGGTCACGTCTACTTCTGCCAGTGCTGCGCGAAGACCTGGAGGCCGTCGTGACCGCGTTTCCACGGCTCTCACCAGACGCCGCGCACGTCACCAGCGGCTGGGGCACCGTTGAGATCGACGGCCGCCCGATTGCGCCGGGGCAAGGCAGTTGCTGGTTCAATCGCGAGCAAATCGTGTACGGCGATCCGCAGGGGTGCCCGTGGTTGTACGGGGGCGGGACGCAGTTGAAACTCGCGTCGGTCGGCTACAACGACCTGGTCGCTGGCGGTGGCCGCTGGGCCGGAGGGATCGTCAACAGCGCGGTCGTGCGCATCGATCGCAGTGACGGGCCGTCGATCGAACGCGCCTACCAGCCGGCCATGTCGGATGCCGGCGACCTCGCCTACCTCACAGCTCCAACGTCGCCAGAGCACGAGCTGCGGTGCATCCGCGCAGGCGGCACGCGCGCGGACCTGATCACTGCTGGTCCGATTGAGTATCCGTCCGTCTGTTCTGCCGGGATCGTCTGGTCCAGTTTCGCGAGCGGGATTCAGCGCACCTGGGCCTGTCCAACCGGCGACACCCCGCGCGAAGTCCACGCGAGCTTCTGCCGGTGGGAAGTGCGCCCGATCGCCGTCGATGTCGGCGGGGCGCTGTGGGTCTGCTCGGTCGATGAGACGCGCGTGCTGCTCTACCCGGCCGGATCTACCTTCGGGTACGTCGTCATCGAAGGGTCGGTCGGAGAAGCCAATTCCAAGGATGTGCGCTACGACCTGACGCGCCGAGCGTTCCGCTGTGTCTACACGCAAGGCGAACAGTTGATCTGGATCGATGCCTTCCGCGTGGACCTGTCGAAGCCGCCGAATGTCGATCCGCCACAGCCTGAACCGATCGTTCCGCTGCCGGCCGGCACCGTCATCGCAGACACGCTGCCCTATGTCATCGGCACGCCGGCCGCCTGGCCGCGCGTCGGCGACGAGGGCGGCAACATGGACTGCGTGCCGGTCGCCGGCCAGGCCGCGGTCGCGTTCGTGAAGTTCGCCTCGCCTTCATTCGCCGAGTGGTGGCGCTGGGACGGCGACTACATCTACCACCACGAGGACCGGTCAGACGGCCTCGACCAGCCGTACCACTGGACGAAGGACCGTTGGATCAAGCGGCGCTGGGCCATCGGCGAGCAGATAGACAGCCGAGAGAACAACGTCATCAGGCGCACGGCTGACGAGGGCGACAACTGGAGCGAGCGCCCGTGGGCGATGGTTATGCGGTTCGTGGCCGCGTTCGAGTCCTACCCGTGCGGCGGCGACATCGGCGACGCGCCGGTCATCGTCGTGGAGTACGACCCGACCTACACATTGGAACCGCGCCGCGGCGGCGTCGAGCGCTTCTGGTTCGCCGCTGGCTGGGGCTGGTTCCGCTGGCAGTCGGCGCCCTTTGGCACCGTCTTCGACTTCTCCCCGGACCCGTCCACGCCGAACCTGACCGATGCCTTCTTTCACCGTCTCGGCGGCGTGCGCGTGACGCCGATCGATCCCGTCCGTCCGTGGGCGGCGCCGCCCGTTGAACCACCACCAGAGGAGCCTATGAAACCGCGCGACCAGTTCTACCGAGAGTTTCAGGACGTCAACGCCTTCTATCAGGCCGACGAGGGACTGAAGCGGCCCGGCGGCATGATGCTCAACGACCCGTCCCGCTGCGACGTCGAGGCGATGGGCGCGTGGGGCTACGACCTCGCCGCCGGCAAGACCGTCAACGACTGCAAGAACGCCATCGTGCGGTCCGACGAATGGGCGACGAAGCACCCGGGCGAGGTACCACCGACTTTCCCGTAGGGGGCGGGGGGCCTGCGCCAGGTCCACTCCCCGTCCCTCTTCAGGACCAACTTTTTGGCTGCTTCTGGTGGGGTGTCTTCACCGACATCGAAGCCGGCAAGCAGCGCGACGAATTCTTTCGGCGCACGCAAGATGCCGGCTGCAACGCGACCGAGTCCGGGCTCGACAACGCGTGGTTCGACTACCCGGAGCACGGCCACGGCGGGTTCGTGCCATGGGAGCGGGCCAACGGTTCGCCGGCGTTCGGCGGCACGGGCCCATTCGATCTCACCCGGAAGTCTGAGGCGTTCTGGGACCACTACCTCGCGGGCGTTGAGTCGGCCATCGCCCACGGGCAGGTGGTGCAGGTCAAGGTCGCGCCGAATTACTACAGCTGCGCGTCGCACACGCAGGGCGCGCTCTGGGTGCCGGACCGCGATCTGAATCCGCGCCGCTACAACATCCAGGGCGAACGACTCGGCGACCCGGACAACGACCGGGGCATTCATGACTATGTCGGCACCGACGATGACTGGGTGGGCAACGCCCTCATCGAGGAAGGCTGTCGCCGGTTCAAGCCCTACGTGGAGCGCGGGCAGCTGTACTTCTGCACGGCGCTCGAAATGGCGCAGAAGGAACTGCACGTCCGGGTGCGCGACCGCATCCTCGGTCATCTGTCGGACGCGATCGTCATCGCCAACCGGCAGGAGTGGCCGACCGGCATGTGGCGGAACATGGTCCGCAAGACCGGGTTCGACGGCAACGAAGAGCACAAGAAACCCATTCTGGAGAAGTTCCTCGCCGAGTACGACGCCAACAACCTGCCGCCCACGCGGTCAGAGATGCTGGCCGAGGCGCGGGCCTACAACCCGTGTTCGGCGTTCTGGTCGTCTGACGGCTGCCGGATCGACAAGGACCCGGACCGTTGCTACGACTACCCGAACCTGGAGGAGCACGCGGTCTACATCCTCCGGGAGTTCGGCGGGAACTGGTGTCAGCAGTCGGTCTCCAAGATGCCGCAGTACTCCTGGGGCCGCGTGGACCTCGGGCCCATGGACCGGAACGAGATCCCGATGCTCAAGAACATCTACCGGCGGTGGAAGGCATGAGGCCCGCCGCGCGGCGCGTCTCGGCGGTGCTCGTGCTGCTGACCCTGCAAAGCGGCTGCGCGCTGACGCTCGCGCGCCGGCCGGCGCACGCGATCGCCCCACTCGGCGTCCAGGTGCTCACCGCGGTGGACGCCGCCCAGGACGTCATCATCGCGCTCGGCCAGGCCGGCACAATCCCGCCGGCCCAGGAGCGAGCGGCGCTCAAGGCCACCGTGGCCATCGGCTACGCGGGGAAGAAGCTCGCCTCGGCCCTGCGCACGATGGACGCGGCGCAGTCCGCGCTCGAGCAGGCCCAGGCGAGCGGGGAAGTGGGCGCGCTGCTCGACGTCATCAACGGGCTGATCTTCGAGGCGCTGGCGCCGTTCACCGACACGACGGTCCGCGCGCAGGTGGCCGGACTGTTGAAGGAAGTCAATGCACTCCTGCTGGCGATTGCCGGCGCCATTGCGAGGACGTCATGAGCGTCACCGATGCGACCAAAGCCGTGCAGAGCCTCACGTCCCTGCTCGGCGCCATCAACCCGCTGGTGGCGGCCGGCGTCACCGTGTTCGAGGCCGTGCGCGCCATTGCCAGCCGGCGCGGGGCCTCCGACGCGGAAGCCGACGCCCTGGCCCGCGAGTTCATTCGGGACATCAGCCGCATGGAGATGATTGCGGATCGGCTCATCACCAAGGGGGAAGCGCGGCTGCGCGAGTTGGAACGCGCGGCGGCGCCGTTCAACGGGCCACGCGAGGGCCGCGAAGACTAAACACGCGCGTGTGACCAGCACACCAGCAGAAGGAGATCACCAATGTCCGACATGTCCGACTACCTCGAGAACAAGCTGATCGATCACATCTTCCGCAACCGCTCGTACACCGTACCGTCGACGATCTACGTCGGCCTGTTCACGGCCGCGCCGTCCGACTCCGGCGGCGGCACTGAGGTCAGCGGGGGATCGTACGCCCGTGTCCAAGTCGGCCCGTCTGACACGACGTGGGAAGCCACGCAGGGCGGCACGCCGGCGGCGGCGAGCTCGGGCACGGGCGGCGCCACGCAGAACGCGGCGGCGATCACGTTCCCGACACCGTCCGCGAACTGGGGCAGCATCACACACATGGGCATCTTCGATGCCTCCACGAGCGGGAACCTGCTGATGTGGAAGGCGCTCACGGTGGCGAAGACGGTGAACAACGGCGATCCAGCGCCATCGTTCGCAACCGGCGCACTCGATGTCGTCCTCGCGTAGGCCGCGCCTGAGTGCCCTGGTGGCGGCTCTGGCGAGCCGCCGCCGTTTCCCAGATTGGAGCTGCAAGATGCGTCAGTGGATTGCGATTGTCGCGCTCGTGGGCCTCCTCGGCGTCGACGCCGACGCGCAGATCGGCTCACAGAAGAAGTCGCCCGGGAACATCAGCGGCACCATCAGCGTCGCGCCCGGCAGCAATGTCTCACTCGGCGGCGCGGTGGCCTTCGACTACGCCTGCGCTGGGCACGGCTGCGCGGACTTCGAAGCGTGGTCGTACACCAAGAGCGCGTTTGCCATCGTCGTCCACTGCACGTCGCCGTCGGCCAGCTTTGACGAGTGGTTCGGCTTCGAGTGGGCGCTGGCCAACGCGTTCGTGCTGGGTGAGCCGTCCGCGCCGCTGCTGTTGAATGAGTGGGCCGATGTCGGTGGGCCGGCGAACTGCACCGCCTTCATCGGCTATTACAAGAACATGGGCGGCGGTTCGATTTTCATCGCGCTCGGGTCGACGGCGTTCGACGTCCCATGACGCCGATCTTTACTTGCGGCGGCGAGTGCGGATGTGTGCTCGGCTCTGGCGCGTCCGGGCATACACTGTCCGGCGCGGCGGCGACCATTTCAACCAGCGTGAAGCGGACCGGCGACCGGTCGGTGCGGCTGAATCCGACCGCGACGACAGCGGCTTGGCTGTCGCCTGCGAATCCGTCACCGGCGACACGCCATATGGTGTGGCGGCTCTATCGCCGATTCGACGCCCATCCGGCCGCGAACCTCATGGTCAGCACGGCGGCGAACGGCTCTGCCGCCCGCAACCTCGGGCTCGCCTATCAATCCTCTGACGGGAAGTACTACGCTGGCGCCGCGACGTCGGCCGGCGCGTCGTTCGTGGTGGGGTCGAGCGGGATCACGATACCGGCCAACGACGGCGTCTGGCACCAGATTGACGTCTACGTCAACGCCTCGGCGAACCCGAACACCGTGGACGTCAAGATCGACGGCCAAGCCCTCGGCCAGCTCTCGCTGGCTGTCGTGGCGGGGGACTTGACTGACCAACGCAACGGCAACACGGTCAGTGCCTCCTACGACTACTACGACGACGATTGGATCCTCAGCGGCACCGCGGCCGACTACCCGATTGGTGCGGGCTACGTGAACCACTTCGTCCCGACCGCCGATGGCACGCATAACGTCGCGTCCTCGGCTGACTTTCAAAGGGGCAACACCGCTGTTGACATCACGAACGCGACCACCACGGCGTGGCAGCTCGTGGACGATGTGCCGTTGCCGTCTGGCGCGGTTGATGAGGCCGATAATCAGCGGGCGGTCGCCCCGGTTAACCCTACCACCGACTACGTGGAGGGCCTGTTTGGGCCGGCCAGTGGCATCAGCACCCCGACGACGGCTCCTCGGTCGGTCGAGTGCCTGCTGGCGTATCACCAGATCGCCACGCAGACCGGGTCGATGCGCGTCGCACTTAATGACAATGGCACGCTGGGCGATGTGTTGAATATCTCCGCTCAAGCTGGCGTCGTGACGTACCGCTATGCCAGAGCCCATTTCGCGACTGGGCCGGCCGGGGCGTGGGTCATCGGCGGCGGTGGCAACGGCGACTTCACCGACCTGCGGGTCCGGTTCTTTTCAGCGGATGCCGCGCCCGACCAATGTCTCGACGCCATCATGCTGGAAGCGGAATTTGCTGAAGTGGCCGCTGGGCCGAGGCGTGTAAAACCCCTGTTTGGCAATCAAGCCGTGAACCGTGCGGCAACTTTTTAAGGAGTGACGTGTGGCTCAGTATCAAATCTTCAACGGGGCGTCGCCCACGACGGCCAAATTCGTCGCGGTGACCACGGGGACCTCGATCAAAACGCTGTTGCAGGTCAAGCCGTCGGCCACCATCGCGGCGAAGATCATCGAATGGGGCTTCTCCTGCGACGCGCCCAGTGCGGCCGCCCTCGCCGTAGTCGAACTGATCGAGACGGATGTGGCCGCCACTGTGACCGCGCATGTAGCTGCTGGGATCGTGAAGTTCGATCCGGCGGCCCTCATCGGTGGCGACCCCACGACCAACCTCATTCAGGTCGGCACGACCAGCACCGGTTACACGTCCTCCGGTGAAGGGTCGATCACCACGTCCCGCCTGCTCGATCAGCGGATCACGACTATTCCCACGACCAACGGGTACGAATTCAAGTGGGCGTTCCCGTTGGGCCGGGAGCCGGTGCTCCAGGTCGGCTTGTTCGCGCGGATTCGGGTGCATTTCTCCGTCGCGACCAACGCCGTCTGCTACATGACCGTCGAGGTCTGAGCTACAGATGGCGAGGTACGGTCGCAGCTACCCGGCGAAACCGCGCTTTGCGGAGTACGCGGTCCCCGCCGCCGGGGCCTCGCTGGACGCGTCGGCGACTGGGTCGGCCACGATCACCGCGACGCTGACGACGGCCATCACGGCCGCCGCGGCGCTCGCCGGGTCCGCGGTCATCACCGCCGCCCTTACGACGTCGATTGCGCTCGCGTCGGCGACGAGTGGGAGTGGCGTCGCCACGGCCGACCTCACGACCGCGATCCGCCCGGCGGCGGGGCTTTCAGGGACGGCCTCCCTCGCGGGCGACCTCACCACGGCGATTCCGCTCGCCAGCGCCACGTCTGGCACCGCCACGATCACGGCGACGCTCACCAACGTCGCGGCCGAATTCGTCGCGAGCGCGAGTGGCACCGCGACCGTCTCCGCGAGCCTGACCACGGCCATGCCGCTCGCGTCATCGGCGAGCGGGACCGCGACGGTCACGGCGGATCTCACCACGGCCATCCGTTGTGCGGCCGCGGCGTCCGGCACCGGCAGCCTCACCGTAGACCTGTCGACGGCCATCCAGATGGCGTCGGCCGCCACGGGGACCGCCGCCGCGGTTGCGGATCTCACCACGGCCATCCGCTGTGCAGCGTCCGCGACTGCGACCGCCACGATCACCGCCGAACTCGCCGGCACGGGCGCGGCCCTCGAATCGACGGCCACCGGGACCGCGACGGTCACCGCGGTGCTCACCACGGCGATCCGCATGGTCGCCGGCGCGCAAGGCACGGCGACGCTCACCGCGAGTCTGACGGCCGGATCCGCCGCCGAGCTAGTCGCGAGCGCCACCGGATCGGCCAGCGTCTCGGCCGCGCTCACGACCGCGATCCCGCTCGCGACCGCGCTCGTGGGCACGGCGGTTACCACCGGCGACCTCACGACCGCGATCCCGCTCACCACCGCGGGGCTCCTGGGCCGGGCGACGATCACCGCAGACTTCACGGCCGGCATCCCGGTCGGGACGCTGTATCCTCAGCCCGTCCTGCGCACGGCAGCGCTCGGGACCGTGACGGCCACCGTCCCCTCGGTCTCGTTTGGCGGGCTCACGACGCCCGCCGTCACGGATTGGACCCTGACGACTCCTGGAGACTGACGCCCATGCCCTCTTTCACGATCAAGGAACGCACGACGGCGACCATTGCGTTCAGCCTCGTCGATGAAGCGGAGGCCGCCATTCCGCTCTCGTCCCTGCTGACGCTCACCCTGACGGTGAAGGACATGGCCAGCGGGACGGTCGTCAATGGCCGGAACGCCCAGGACATCAAGAACGCGAATGGCGTCACGGTGGATTCGAGTGGGAATGTGACCTGGCCGTTGACGCAGCTGGACACCGCGCTCGTGAATGCCCCGGCCATCCATGAGCTCCACCGCGCCCTGGTGGATTTCACGTATGACGCGAGCGGCTTTACGAAGCGGTTCTATCAGGACTTCGAGATCGCGATTCAGGCCGAGGCGTGGGTGCCCTGAGACGCGCAGACGTCTGCAGTGCCACGGTCCGTGCCACGGCGGCGGTGAGAACGTGTGAAATGATTGAGATAATCTGACACAACGTGACGCGAGGTGGAGCTGCGTCAACAGGGCCGATCGATTGAATTCTCCAATGAATGCAACGTCGGCCGGCGTGGTAGCATGGCGGAAGCGCCTGGGAGTCGAAAAGAAACACGTCCAGCTGTAACAGCTTTCCTATAGGCGCTTTATCGTCCCGTGCCACTGTTCTGGTGCCACGGTGGAGCGCCCAAATGCCCCAGCCGAAGATGTGTCCTCGGACCTGCCTGAAATGCGGGTCCGGGTTCATGGCTCAACAGCGCGATGTTGCACGAGGGCGTGCCCGGTACTGTGGGCGCCAGTGCGGTGGGTCCGTGGGTGCCGCCGCGACCCATCAGAAGCATCCCCAGCAGGGCGAAGGCAATTTCAATTTCAAGAACTGGCGATCTCGCGACAACGTCTACTATGTTCGCCGCACTCACGCGCGGTACCCTCACCACCGGCGCGCTGGGAGGATCCTTCAGAGGGCCGTACGTGGCGGTCGCCTCATCCGGCCGTCCCAGTGCGATGCCTGCGGTGTCCCCTGCTCCCCGCACGGCCACCATGAGGACTACGCGCAGCCGCTTCAGGTGCGCTGGCTCTGTCGACCGTGTCACCGGCTGGCGGATCGCCGGCGCCAGGCGCGTGAGGCTGCGTCACGGCCGCCGGCCACTGCAGCCGCCCCGATAACCGCTCACTCGCATCCTTGAGACGGGAACCCAGCACGGGCACGTAGTGCAGGCGCGTCGTCGCGATCCGCTTGTGGCCCATCATCGCCTGGATGTCGGCGAGATCCTCGCCCTGCTCTGAGAGGGCGATGCCGAAGGCGTGACGCAGGTTGTAGGGCCGCACGTCAGCCGGCCATCCGGCCCCGCGCAGCGTGCGATCGAACGAGCTGACATCGAATGTCCCCCAGGCGCGCGCCGCCGCGAACAGCGTCCAGGCGGCGAGCATGTCGTCGTTCAGCCAGAGGCCGGCCGACCATCCGCCCTTGCCGTCGCGCACGCGCCAGATACGCCGCGCGAGGTCCACGTCGCCGGGCTCGGCGCGCATCACTTCCGACGGGCGCTTCCCAGTCGCCGCCAGGACCATGAACCTGGCCCGCGTCTTCGCGCTGCGGAGATACCCGCCGCGCTCGTGCTCGAGCAGCTGCGCGGCCACGGCGAGCACCATAGCCGGGTCGATCGTTTGTGGCACCGTGCGCGGCACCGCTGGCAGCGTGACGTCGTCGCAAGGCGTGACGGCACGCTTGCCGTCAAGGGCCCGGTAGAGTGTCTGCAGGCTGCCGACGCGATTGACGATGGTCTTCGGTGACTTCGCCGGCGTGGCCTGGCTCCATCGACTCATCGCGAGCCGGACATGCTCCGCGGTGATCGCGCGCCGCGGCAGGTGCCCGAGGATGGCGACCCACGCGCGCAGCTCGGCTCGGCGCTCGCGCCAGCTCGCCAGGTAGTGAATCTGGTCGACGTAGCGATCGACGTCGCCGGCGAGCGTGCCCTTCGCGCCGTGCACGGTGACGCCCTTGGCGAGCTCGGCGCGCAGCCGGCCGCGCACATCGCGCATCGTTGAGATGTCGGTCCCGAGCGGCCATCGCTCCTCGCGCCTGTCATCGCCGAGGAACCCGACGACGCGGTAGCCGCCCTTGTCGCGATAGATGCCGTCCTCGACGCGGACGGACTTGCCCTTACGACCCATACTCAGATGCCGGGCTCACGGCCTCGGTCCACCGCTGCGCCTCCAGCAATCGCCGCAACTCGTCCGCCTCCCGCACCACGTCGGCCAGCTCTTGGAACACCTGGCCGTAGAGCAGCTCGCCGTCCACTATCGCGCGGAGGTCGAGGCCGTGCGGGTGGGTGAACACCTCGGCGGATCGCTGCTCGCCGTTGCGCGTGAGGCGCCAGAGGACGGTGACGAGTTCGGGAATGAACCGGATCATCTGACGTTCCCTAGCGGCATCCGGGCCACGACGTGCGGTCAACCCTCAAGAAGGGAGTGGACGAACTGATTTTGGCATGCGTTACAGCTGGCGTTCAGCTGCGGCGGATTGCTGCTCGTCCCCCAGACATCAGTGTCACAGCTCTGACAGACCGGACACGGCGGATTGGTGTGCGCGTTCTGGCAGCGATAGCCGTCGGCGCGCTCGCCGCCGCCGGTCATCCCTTTGGAAGTCCCAGCGAGCGGGTCCGGCAACCTAATCCCGCCCGTTGTCCAGACCATCGGTTCCCTGCATTCGTAGCACGTATGAGCCGCTCTGGTTCCGATCGCCGGCATGATTGAACTCCTCTCCGCGCTAGATCCTGGCTGTCAACAGTCGATCGTCAAAGTTTCAGAACAGCTAATTGTCCTCATCGACCGGCTGCAAAATACGCTGCTCGCCCTGCCGCTCTGGGGCCTTCGGCGCCTTCTTGAAGGTCGTGCTGGCCTGCACGGGCGGACGGTCTAGCGTCTTGCCCGTGAGCAAGTCCTCGACCGTGAGGATCTGCAAGCGCGGATGCTTGCCCCACGGCGACGTGTAGAAGCCCGCGCTGGCCGCTTCCTTCCTCATCGGTCCGGTCGGTTCCTCCAGGCACAGCAGCGCGCCCATCTCTGCCTTCTCTCTATCCAGCACGCCACGAAGATCGCGGAGATGTGAGACGCTGACGTGACCGGCCTTCACCGAGAGGATGATCTGCTTCGTCTTTGAGCCGGCGCCTTCGTGGAAGTAGATCCGACCGTCGATGCCGTGGTCGCGGCCCTTCTTTTCATCGACGGGTCGAGCACCGACCAAGCCGAGCGCCCACCACTGGAACTGATACGGATCGTCGGCCGCTAGCTTCACCGCATCCGGTAGCGACACTGGCTCACCGATGACTTTGTACTCGGCCGCCGTGATGAACGTGTCTGCCAGCCGACTACGAATCAGGCTGATGGCAAGGCTCGTAATGTCGATTCCGATCCATCGCCGCTTCAGTTTCTGAGCAGCCGCAATCGTCGTGCCGCAGCCGCAGAACGGATCCAGTACGGTGTCGCCTTCGTTGCTGGACGCGAGGATGATGCGCTCAAGTAGTGCCTCCGGCTTTTGCGTCGGGTAGCCAAGACGCTCCCTCGCCGACGTCTGCAGGCGAATATCCGTCCACACGTCGAGGGCTGGAACCCCCTTGGACTCGTCAAGGTACAGCCTCAACATGGGAGTTCCGCCGGCTTTCTTCGGCCAGAAGACGCGGCCCATCTTGTCCAGAGCTTCAAGCGCCTCAATCGTGTCGAGATCACCGATGACATCACGGGCGAACCCAGGGACTGCCCAATGCCGACCCTTCGCGGTCGGATCAATTCCACGCCACTGCTTTCCAGATGAACCGGACCGAACGCCAGGCGCCGTAAGCGTGTTCCGATTGAATCTGCGTCCTGTATCCGGTTCCACATTGTTGAACCACGCGTCCGCAGTCTCCTGTGGCAGGGGCATATAGGCAGGGTTCCATACGTACGCCTCGCCCTTTGTGTAGAAGAAAATTGTGTCGTGTATCGGCCCAAATCGCTTGGAGCTGCCGTGCGCCCCAGTCCGCTTCCAGATGATTTCGTTCCGGAAACACTGTGGACCGAAGACGGCATCGAGGAGCATCTTCAGGTAGTGGCTCGCGGTCGGGTCGCAGTGCAGGTAGATTGATCCGGTCGGATTCAGCACGCGCCGCAGCTCCAAGAGCCGAGGCGCCATCATGGCGAGGTAGGCCATCATGTCGCTGTCGCCGAGGAGCGTCCGAAACGCCTGCATCGCCTCAGACACCTTGCCGCCCGCCACGATCACCTCGTCGCACGAGCGCGCGGCGGCTTCGTCCCACTTCCACGTATCGCTGAACGCCTTGATCTGAGACGCTGCTTCCGTCCCATCGTGCTCGGCGAACAGCACGTTGTACGAGGCATTCGAGTTGAAAGGCGGGTCTAGGTAGACGAGATCGACGCTGGCGTCGTCGATGTGACGCCGCATCACTTCGAGGTTGTCGCCGTAGAATAGTTGGTTCATGAACGAGTCAGGCGGGTTGTCTGTCCTTTATTCATCGGATTGGCGTTCGTCCGCGTCGACGGCATCGTCGTCGGACTTGGTGGCGGCATCTTCCTTCTCTCGTTTCGTCCGAAGCGACTTGCCAGCCGCCTTCCCCACGCGCCGACGAGCGGCATCCGCCTTGTCGCCTTCGATGACGTCGCGCTTGAGGACCTCCTGCTTGAGAGCCTCGCGGAGCGTGTCGACGTCGAGCTTCGCGTCAGGTGAGAGCCGCCGCAGCTCGCGCCGGACGCTCTCGAGGACCGCGTCGGAGAGGATAACGGCGGCCAGGTAGAACTTGCTCGTCGCCTGCTTTTGGTCGTGGTAGGCGTAGAGGCCAGACTTAACCATGCTCTCGCGCGTCAGGTGGTACACGCGCTCGATGTCGTCGCCGCTCTTTGGATTCAGGGTGAGCAGGTCAACGTCGAGCACGAGCTCGGCGTCAATCGGCTTCGCGAAGATGACTTTGAACACCTTCCACACGTGGCCGTTCGTGAGGCCGACCCACTCGATGCCCTGGTTGGCGGCGTAGTCGACCGCCTGCTTCATGTGCGAGTCCTTCAGATCGAGGCCGATTGCCTTGACCTCGATGAGCATCTGGAACTTGCCGTCGATCCGCGTGGCCAGGTCACAGTACGTGCCGCGGATACAGAGCTCGCGCGTGATCTCGCTGTACTTCTCGTAGCCGAAGACCTCCGCGAGGACGTCAGTCGCGATCATCGACGTGTCTGATTCGTTCACATCCCTCGATTTCGCCGACGACAGGATCGGTTGGTACCGCTTCAGCCCCGCTGTCAAACGTTCGGAAACGCGCGACGAAATAGCCATATCTACCGTCCCTTCCGCCAACGAACGACTTCACTGATCCCGAGACCTTTTCATCGTCAGAATTGAAACGACGCGCTGACCCCGAACGAGGCCGGCCCGCTGAAGTCGGTACTGAAGGGCACCGAGAGCCACGGTCGGATGAGGGCGCGTCCGTTCTGGAGGCCGACGCCGATCCCGATCCGCCCGTAGGTGTCGCTCTGTTCTTGCTCGAAGAACCCACTCAACTCGGTCCGACGATGCGCCACCCCAAGAGACACGTATGGGATGACACCGATCCGCGTGCCGGGACGCGTCGCCAGGACGCCGGCACTCACACCAGCAGACGTGCTGGACGCGTCGAAATAGGTGCCGGTGTCGAGGATGTTGTCCGGGCCGAGCTCCCAGCCGACGCTCGCCCGCGGGCAGATGGACACACGCCCCGCCGCGGCCGGGAAGTCGTAGCCGGCGGCGAGGCCGATGTCGATGGTGGTACCGTCCCACGGGTCGTACTCGCTCTGGCCGACGCTGAACGTCCCGAAGAAGTCGCGTCCTGCTGTGACGAACGCCTCATAGCCGAATTGGTCGGAGGTGCCCCAGATTCCGCCGCCGACGCGGACATGGCGCTCTTGCAGGGACGGCGCGCCGAGGCACACCTGGGCCTCGGCGGTTGCGGCGGTCCAAACCATCAGTAGAGGAACGGCGACGACGAAGGTGCCAAGACGTCTCACCGCTGCCTCCGTGACCAGATGATTGGATGCATCGCGCCAATCTCTGACTTTTTCACGAACCGCGATTCATACGCCGGGTTGGCTGATTCGAGCATCCAGCCGCCAGGCACCTTGCGCGCGATCTTCAGCAACCGCTCGCCGTTCAACAGCATCACGTAGACCTCGTCGCCGTCGCGAGCCGGTGTGTTCGGCGACACGATGAGCTTCATGCCAGGGCGATAGATAGGCGCCATCGAATCGCCGCGTACCTTGACGCCGTAGGCGCGTGGGTCGGTGACGTCGTGCGGGCGAGAGATCCGATCCTCGATGTCCGATTTGAGCGTACCGTCCTCCTCCCAGAAGAGACCAGGCTGCGGCGAGGCGTCGCCCTCCGCGATCATCGGGATGTCGTCTCGCTTGTACCCGGTCGAGACGTCCGTGAAATCGGGCTCGGCCTCTCCGCGCCCGATGACCCCGGCGGTGTGGGTTCCGTGTCCGGCGTACTCGGGATCGATGCCGCTCAACAGATCCTCGACGGAGCAAACGAGCGCCTTCGCCGCGCGCAGAACGGTGCCGGTCTCAGGAAGGCCAAAGCGATCCGATTCCCAATTCGACAGTTGGCCCTGGCCAACGCCCATTTTCTCTGCGAGTTCCTTCTGAGAGAGCCCACGCTCCTCGCGGACGCGCCTGAGGTTCTCGCCGAACGTCGCCATGTTTAGTGAGAGCAACGCTACCGGCGACCGTGAAGTCTTGCAAGCACTAAGTCTTTCCACTACCGTCAGTTAGTGTGAGCGCTAAATTAGTGTTGACAAATGTATTTGCAGGCCCTATGTTTAGGGCGTGCAAAAGAAGAAGTTAGGCCACGACCAGCTCAGTCACCTACGCGCTGTTCCTCCGACCGCATTCCCGAATCGCGTTCGAGTGGCGCTTGACCTTCTCGGTGTCACGCAGATGAAGGCGGCTGAGGAGACGGGAATCCACGCGTCGACCCTCAGTCAGATCATCAACGGCAAGCACGCGGACGTGAAGCTCGACACGAGTCGGCGCCTGGCCGAGTACGTCGGTTGCGCGATCGAGGACCTATTTCCCGTGAGCCGCGAAGCCGAGCGAGCGAGCGCGTAATGGCCCGCCGCGCGTACTTCACCGGCGCTCGGCGTCCTGCAGGTGTGGCCGCGACCTCGCCCGTGGAGCTGACTCCTGGACGCCAGGCGTCGAGCGTCGCTGAAGTATCCGAGCCCGTCTCTGGCCACACCCTCGACCGCGCGATCGTGCGCCTGCAGCAGGTCGCCGGCGACTCGGTCTGGCTCGACGGCACGCAGATCGCGGAGTTCCTCGGCATCTCCCCCGCGACCTACTACCGGCTCCGGAGCGCGAAGGTGTTTCCGATCCCAGAGGCCTGGCCGAAGCTGACCTGGCCCCGCTACCACGTCGACGACATCGCCCACTACCTGCGCACCAGCGCGCAGTGCCACGCCTCCCAACGGCTGCGCATGCAGAAAGGGGCGCGGTAGATGGCGCCTATCAACCTCGACCAGCTGAAGGCCCGCATCACCGGCCTGAACCACGCCGACCGGCTGCGCCTGGCGGCCGACCTCCTGTCCGAGCAGCCGGAGCTCGCCGAGTGCATCGCGGCGATCGTCGTGCACGAGCTCCGGACCGAGCGTGAGTCGCAGGCGCCGAAGAAGGGGGAGGCGTAGATGGACGCCCTGCAGCAGCCGACGCGCATCTCCGATTCTGAGTCCGGTCGCGCGATGGGATCGCTGGCGTCGTGCGTGCCTTGGCCGGTTCGCGTCCGCAACACGGTGGCGCTGCAGATCGTCGCCCGCGACCAGGCGCCGGATGCGATGCCGATGTCCTACGCCCTGAAGACCATCACGTTCTGCCGCTGCTCGGTTACCTTCCACGATTCCAAGGTGGGCTCCTGATGGCGTCGAGTCCAGTCATGTCTCGTGTCTCGTCGTCGACCCATGAGGTCAACCGGCATGACCTGAGCGGTCTCCTGGCCATCGTGCTGCAGCGGCTCGCCGTGCAGGTCAAGGAGCTGGCGCACTGGTGGGCCTGCGATGCGGCGTACGCCTCGCGCGTCCTCTCCGGCGAAAAGCCGCTGAGCGGTGAACGGATCTCGCAGCTCCCCGTGCACGTCCAGGTGGAGCTCGCGCGCGAGTGGGGGGAAGCGTTGGGCCTGCTGGTTGGGGCCAAGGCGGCGGCCATCGGTGCGTTGACCGCCGCCTGTTATCTGCTCGCCGTGGACGAACGATCGGCCGGCCTGCCGCTGAAGGCGGGTCCACCGATCAAGGCGGAACTGCCGGACGTGCCTACCGTGCCGGCCCGGAGGCGTGCATGACGACGCACGAGCCGCTCCCCGTCCTCTACGTGCCGGTGCTGTTCCTGTTCGCCGCCGGCCTGGTCGTCGCCCTGATCGTGCTCGCGCCGATCGCCTGGCTCGTGCGGAGGGTCCGGTGATGGCGCTGCTTATCGACTACGCGCCGCCGAAGAAAGTCAGCCGCCGCGGAGACTGGCACGACTCAAGCGCCATCTACAGCACGTTGCCTGGCCGCGAGGGCTACCTCGAGCTGTTCCGGCTGGCGGGGCGGATCGGCGTCCACCCGCGGCGCGTGCACCTGACGGGCGACCGGGCGCACGCGCTGCTGCGCTGCCGCGAAGTCTTCCTCGCTGAGAAGGCTGGTGCGCGGCGCGGCACGCCCGACGAGATCCGCGCGCTGTGGCCGCGGCCGGTGCCGCTGGAGGCCGACCATGTCTGACCGTCGTCCGCCGCGCTGCCAGTGCCAGCAAGACACCTGGCCGACCGCTCGCGCCATCCCGCCGGTGTGCGGCGCCTACGGACAGCCGAAGAGCACCGGCCGCTGCCATTGCACCAAGTGTGGCCACGATCCGGAGTGCCACGGCATTGCGCGCTCGATCAACCGTCGGGCGTCCCATCGGCAGACCATCGAGATCGTCGCGGAGTCGCCGGCATGAGCACCTTCGACTGGACTGTCCTCGCCGCCGCGATCGCCGTCGCCTACGCGCTGCTCGTCGGCGCCAAGGAGCTGACCCATGAGATCCGTCGTCGCCTCCGTCGTAGACGCGTGCGTGCCGAGCTGGCTGCGGTGTCTCGTGGGCGTGCACGAGTTCGTGAGGCTGCACGAGTCGACGGAACACGCGGGCCGCATGTGGCTGCAGTGCATCCACTGTCGACACGAAACGCCGGGACTCCGGCACGCGATCCGTCGATCGGGGTCGACCAGGTGATCGCGGAGCGCCGCGCGCGGTTCCTGCGGCACCTCGACGAACGCGGCCTCTGCGTTGACGACGTCCGCATCGAATCCAGGTAATAGCATTACCCCCTTTTGACACGGAAGGCAGGTCCCCGCATGGCAGGTATGACCGCGCTCGCCGACATCGCGCGCACCGCGACCGGCAGCACCCAAACCATCGACCGCGGCGCCCTGAGCACCGAGGCCGTCCTGGCGCGCGTGACGCGCATCCAGGAAATCAAGCGGAAGGTGATGAAGAAGGGCGTCCACTTCGGCGACCCGTTCCCCGGCGCCGACAAGGACACGCTGCTCAAGCCCGGCGGCGAGCTCCTCCTGATGACGTTCCAGATCGGCGCGATCCCCGAGATCGAGGACCTCTCGACGCCGGACGCCGCGCGCTACCGGGTGCGCATGCGGGCGTCCCACCAGGTCACCGGCGAGATCCTCGGCGAGTACACGGCCGAGGCCTCCAGCGACGAGGACAAGCGGCGGTGGCGCGCCGCGGTCTGCGATGAGGAGTGGGACGAGGCGCCGATCGACCAGCGGCGGAAACAGTGGAAGAAGAAGAAGAGCGACGGTAGCGCCTACAGTGTGCTGCAGATCCGCACGTCGCCCGCCGACGAGTCGCCCAACGTCCTCGCGATCGCGCAGAAGCGCGCCATGATCGGCCTGACCCGTCAGGTGCTCGCCTGCTCCGACATCTTCGACCAGAACCTCGAGGACATGCCCGACTACCTGCGCGAGCAGCCCGTCGACGGGCACACGGGCAAGCCGACGCGCACGTCCGCCGCGGGATCTACGAATGGCGGCGGCACGGAGGGGAAGGGCACCAGCGCCGGCGACGACAAGCCGAAGAGCGGCATCACCGAGGCCGTGCTCATCACCGGGTTCAAGGAACGCGAGGGGAAGAAGAAGGCCGGCGGCACGTTCACGAAGTACGAGATCGCCGTCGGGAACCTCGTCTACGAGACCCTCTTCCAGAAGCTCGCGGCCAGCGCGAAGGAGGCCCACGACACGAAGGCGTGGGTCCGTCTCCACTGGACGCTCAACGAGCCCTGGGGCCGCAAGCTCGAGAAGCTCGAGGCGGCCGAGGCGCCGAAGCCGGTCACGCCCGCGAAGGCCCATGCCACGCCGGCGGCGCCCGCGCGCGAACGCGAGCCAGGCGACGAGGACGACGCCGACCTCACGCCAGACGCGTCGTCCCTGAACTTCGGGAAGTAACCCCATGGCCGCCGGCACCCTCGAGCTCTGGATGTATCCGCGCGACCGCGGCACCTGCAAAGGGCCGACGTGTGGCGCGCCGATCATCTGGCGCAAGACCACCGATGAGCGCGCCGTCCCGTTCAACGTCGACCCTGATGTGATCGAGCGACGCCGATCGAGCAGCGGCCGGATGGTCGAGATCGTAGCGACCGACGACATGCATCACCGCACCTGCCCCGACGTCGACCTGTTCCGGCAGGACCGTCAGGCCGCCGCGGCCGCGAAGAAGGCGCCCGCCGCGCCGGCGCTGCCCTTGGAGTAACCCGCCAATGTATCGCCTGACCATCACGCACGAAGAACAGCAGCCCGCGCCGGACCCGAAGCTTGAGACCGGTAAACGCACGCGTCGCCGGAAGCCCGTCACGCGGACGGCGATGTCCATCGAACTGACCGAGGACGAATACAAGGCGGCACGCGTCGCGCTCATCGAGGCGCTGCGATGACGCAGGGCAGGGCAGGGCATATGACACCCGGCCAGAATTCCATCGCCAGAGCGATCGATGCGATCGAAGAGGAACGCGCCAACCTCGCCGCGAGGCTCGCGACGGTGGAGCAACTCCTCGTGACGATGCGCGAGGCGTTCCACCTGCCGGCGCCGGCGACGAAATCCCGCTCGAAGGCCACGACGCCACGGCGCGCGAAGGACGATCCAGCCGACGGCCCGGCCTACGAGTCGAAGCATGGCCTCGCGATTCAGACGGCGCTGCAGCCGGGGCCGATGACGCTGAAGGCCCTCGCCGCGGCGATCGGCGCGTCGCCCTACAAAACCAACAAACACGTCGCGGCGCTCGTCAGCGCGGGCGCGGTAGTGCGAACAGGGGCGACGAGCACCAGTCGGATCGCCCTGGCGCGCGCGCCGAAGGAGGCGCCTTGACGACGCCGACCCCGAGCTGCTCGCGCGCATCGAACGCAGCGCGCCGCCTCCGGTGGTCGAGTACGAAACCGTGTGGCACGGCGGGGAAGGCCTGAGCAGCTATCAGCAGAAACAAGGAGCAAGCCGGTGACTAAAGAGATCGCCCACGTTAACGTCGTCGCGCTCACGCCGGCCGAGATGGTGCCAGCGCAGGCCTCGCTCGTAGCCTGGTGCGGCCGTAAGGTGCAGGCGCTCGAGGACGAGGTCGCCGAGCTGGAGCTCCATCACAAGCTCGCGACCGAGAACGGCTGGAGGACGAGCGTCGTCACGGCATCGCTGAACCGGGCCGCGAAGCGCGTCACCTACTACGAGAACATGCGGGTCGCGCTGGAGGCGGGCTACCTAATGGTGCCGAATATGCCGGTAGATGTGCTCGCCGTTCGTGTGAAGCGAGACGCACCAGTTCCGCAGCGACGGGACAGCCAGTGGGGCGGATTCGCCGCGCCGCCGCAAGCTGGGCTGCCGGCCGGCGAAGGCCGGTACGTGGATGACGCGCTGAAATACCAGGATCTCAGCCACGTCAACACGAAGGACGGCAAGCAGGTCCACGTCAGGGAGTATCTCGCCGACGAGTACGACGAGGGCGTCGACTTCCCGATCTCGCTGACAAAACCCGTCGTGCTCGACGCCGTCGCGCGGGCCATGGCGCTGAAGGTGTTCGACCGCATCGGACGCGTGCAGAACGGCGGCGGCCGCGATCCGATCTATGTCGGGCAGCTGCTCGACCCGCGCGGCAACGGGCGAATGACGACGTTCTTTCTGGCGTGGTGGGTGGACACCACGAGCCTATGAGCCGCGAGCGGGACTACCTCACCGTAACCACGATGGCCCGCGTCGGCGGATCGTTCGTGCAGGCGCTGGCGGACGCCTGGCGGATGGCCGATGACGAGAACCGCGCCCGGCTCGTGGCCGCGTTCCCGGAGGTGTGGGCGAAGTACGCCGCGATCGCCCAGCACCGCGCCGCTCGCTCGTTGGAGCAGGCCACATGACGCCAGTCTCGCCGACCGTCCTAGCTCCTGATGCTCGGCTCGTCGTCTTCGCGAAGGACCAGCCGGAGTACCTGCCGTTGCCGGCACTGTGCTTTCCCGATGGTCGAGTGCTCACCGAATGGAGGCTGACTGAGGAGGAACGCGCTCGGCTCGTCGCGGGCGAAACGTTGCGCCTCTGGATGTGGACGTTCAATCAACCGCTGCAGCCGATCGCGCTTGAAGTGACATCGGAGGACGCACCGTGACGACCGCCGCGGCGACGCCTCTCCTGACGTTCGACGCGCCGACCCACACGTACGCGCTCGACGGCGTCACCGTCCCGAGCGTTACGACGGTGCTCAAGGAGGCCGGCTACATTGACTTCTCGCGCATCCCGTCCGAGATCCTGGAACGGGCCCGCGACCGCGGCTCCGTCGTGCACCAGGCGCTCCACTACCTCAACGACGGCGACCTCGATCCCGACTCCGTTCGCGACGATCTGCGCGGCTATGTCCAGGCAGGCATCGACTTCCGCCGGACCGCCGGCTTCACCGTCTACAGCTGCGAGCTGCGAGTGTGCTCGCCAACCTGGCGCGTCGCCGGAACGCTCGACCTGCTCGGCCGCTGGGCCGACGACACGCTGACGATCGCCGACTACAAGACGGGCTCGCCGGCCGACGTCGCCGCGGACCTCCAGCTCGCCGCGTACGCCGAGCTCGTGCGCGAGACCTACCCTGAGCTCGCCGACGAGCCGATTCGCCGGGTGTCGGTGCGCCTGACGAAGGACGGCGCGTTTCACGTGGAACCCTACGACGACGACTCTTCGACCGACTGGTCGATCTTCCTCGCCGCGCTGACGACCGTGACCGAGGTCCGGCGCCGCAAGAACCGGAGGTGGGAGTGAACGCCACAGCAACCATCGACACGCGCCCGATCGAGAGCGACGTCCAGGTCGCCCTCGTCACGGCCCAGGGCCTCGCCGTCACCGATGCGCCCTCCTACGAGCTCGCCGGCCGCGAGCTGCTGGCCCTGGGCCAGTACGAGCGTAAGGTCACGCTCTGGTTCGAGCCGCTCAAGAAAGCGGCCCACCACGCCTGGAAGGTCCTGTGCGACCGCGAGCGCGACGTGCTCGCCCCCCTGCAACGCGAGATCACGCGCGTCAAGCGAGAGCGCGTCGTCTGGAAGGACGCCGAGGATCGCCGCCGGCGCGCCGAAGAGCAGCGCCTCGCCGAGGAGCAGCGCCGCCGCGCCCAGGAGCTAGCCGCACGCCAGGCCGCCGCCCTCGAATCACGCGGCCAGGTCGCCCGCGCCGAGGCCGTCCTCGAACGCGCGATCACCGCGCCGGCGCCGGCCGTCGTCCTCCCCGACAGCACGCCGAAGGTCGCCGGCATCAGTCAGCGCCAGGTGTGGAAGTGGCGCGTCGTCGACGAGGCCCTCGTCCCGCGCGATTACCTGAAGCTCGACGACACGAGGATCGGCGGCGTCGTGCGCGCGATGAAGAGCACGTGCGCCATCCCCGGGATCGAGGTCTACGCGGAGATGGACGAGAGCGTACGGCGGACGTAAGGGGGGACTTACTCGTATGCCCTGGGCTCGGCTCGACGACAACTTCCCGTACCACCCGAAGACGCTGCGGGCGATCGGTCTCGTCAAAGGCCGGGAGCGCCTGCAGCGCGTGTTAGGCCAATACGTCGCGGGTCTGTTGTATTGCAACAAGTACCTGACCGACGGGTTCATCCCCTCCGATGAAGTCACACTCATGCAAGGGGATGCGCTCGCCGAGACCCTCGTCCAGGTCGGGCTCTGGGAGCCTGTGGACGGCGGGTTCCAGATCCACGACTTCCACCACCACAACGACTCAGCCGACGACGTGAAGGCGCGTCGCGACGCCGATCGGGAGCGTAAACGGCTCGCCAGAGGCGGTGTCTCGTCCGACCGCCGTCCGACCGCCGTCCAGCCGCCGTCCAACCGGACGGCGAGCGGACAGACGCCGGACACTCGCCCGCGCGTAGGCGCGCCCGTAGGCCCGCGCGCGGGCACGCCCGCAGGCGTCCGTACCGTACCTGTACCAGGACTGAAGTCCAAAGATAAAAGCACCGCCTTCGGCGGACCGCGAGCTATCGGGCCTGTGAAAACCCTCGATCCGGCCGTGGACGCCGACCAGGCCTACCAGACGCGGATGGCCGAGGCGGAGGCGAACTATAAGGTGATCCTCCGACTCGCGCACGAGGTGATCGGCTTCTTCGGCGTCGAGCCCGAGGCCGACATCACGGAAGCCATCAAGGAGCGCTGCGCCCAGGCGCGTATCACCTACAACAGCCGAGTGGTTCAGAAGGCCTACGACGCCGCGAAGCACTCGCGAGCAAAAGAGCACCTCGCATGACGCAACCGACCCTCTTCCCCGGCGCCCCCGACACGATGCCCGTCACCGCGGCAGTCCCGGCCATCGAGCGCCCACGCCTGCGCCGCCAGTGCTACGCCGTGCTTGAGCGCCTGCGCCAGGGCGACGCCAGCAATCACGACCTGGCGGCGATCGCCCTGAAGTACACCGGCCGCCTCAGCGAGTGTCGCGAGGCCGGCTACGACATCCGCATCGTGTCCCGCGACCACGCCACCGGACGCGTCGTGTATCGCCTCGTCGAGCTGAAGGAGACCGCATGAGAAAGCCGAAGAGCAAGCCGAACGGGAAAGACCACGACGTCACGCCGCCACGCGGCAAGCAGAAGCCGCGATCGCACCGCGTGCGGCACCCGAAGGAGGCCGCCGCGCCGGATCAGTCAGTTTGCGAAAATGCGCAGACTCCGAAACCTGAACCTGAGAACCCCGTCGCGCGCGCGGCCGCCATCCTCGAGGAGGAACGCCAGGCCGCCCCCGTCATCCGCGGCCTGAGCGACAGCGAGCGCGACGAGCTCCGAGCCGCGACTTCCGCGATCGAGGCCGCCGGCGCCGACCTGGCTCGCGCCACCAAGCGCCGCAAGGAAGCGCAGGTGGCCTTCGATAAGGCCAACGCCGCGCTGGTGCAGCTGTCCATCCGGCTCGCCAACGGCACCAGCCAGCCCGGCTTGCCGTTCGACGCGGCCGAACACGCCGCCGATCGCGACGCGATGCTCCAGGCCGACCGTGAGGCCAACACCCCGGCCCTCATCGAGCGCCTGAGGCGGGCCCGGTACCTCGTCACGCGCGAGCAGCTCGACGCGCTCGACCACACGGCGCGGCACCAGCTCGCCGAGTACGTGAAAAAGTGCGAGGCGGCGATTCTCGACGGCAGCGTGCTCAACGGCGTCGTGGTGCCGGCGCTCCTGGCGTCGATGCACGTCGCCGACGAGAAGCGGTTCGTCGATCCCGACGACCAGGTAGACCTGGCGCAGTACTGCACGCTCTGCGGCTGCATGCTGCGGTACGTCGGCGTGGCGACGGAGAATTTCGAGGGCTGGCTCGAGCCGGGGATCCGCATCGGGTCCGACTGCGCCGGCGTCGACCTCGCCGAGGAGCGCACCACCGCGGCCGCCGAGACCAGCGACGCGGTTGTCGGCGAAATTGCGCAGACCTCGGACGAACCCGAGACCGACGACGCGGCGCTCGAGGAGCAGCTCCACTGAACGCCGGTCTCTTCCGCGTGCTCGCGATCGACCCAGGGCCAACACAGTCGGCCTACGTGGTCTATGAGCATGTTTGCGATTTGATGACGCGCCGCAACGTCTTGGCGCGACCACTCGTCGAGCACGCGAAGGCCGCGAACGATGTCGTCCTGACACGGATCTACCGCGCGATCGCGGAGAACCGCGTCCGCCACATGGCGGATCGCGTCCATCAGGTCGCGATCGAGAAGGTCGAGAGCTTCGGGATGCCCGTTGGCGAGGAAGTCTTCGAGACGGTGCATTGGGCGGGTCGCTTTGCCGAGGCCTGGACGACCGACAACCCCGTCGGCGTGGCTCGCGTGCCCCGGATGGAAGTCAAGATGCACCTGTGTCGATCCTCGCGTGCGAAGGATCCCAACATCCGCCAGTCGCTGCTCGATCGCTTCGGGTCGCCAGGCACCATCAAGGCGCCCGGGAAGACGTACGGCGTGAGCGGTGATGTGTGGTCCGCCCTCGCCGTGGCAGTCACGGTCGCCGAAGGTGGGCACACCGAGCGCGGTCTCAGGGCCAGGCCGACACGCGCGCCGAAGCTGCTGGACGTCGACACGTTCGACGACCCCAAGCAGCCGTTGTTTCCAAGGTAACGCGCAATGGCCGACGAGCGCGACCACCTGCTCACCGTGCGTCAGGTCGCTGAACGCTGGAACACCGACGCGTCGACCATTCGGCGGTACATCCGGAATGGCGTGCTCCACGTGGTGCGCGTCGGCCCGAGTAAGCTCCTGCGCATCCGCCTCAGCACGGTCCGCGAACAGGAAACGAGCGTAGGTAATCCCGGATAATCCATGACAATCGCATACATCCGGCAACAACCCCCTTGCGCCAGGTGCAGCCCAGCCCGACACTGAGCCCATGCGCCGCGTGCTGGTGGCTGTATGCCTCAGCGCCTGCTCCCTGCCTGTCGCTCCTCTCGCTGCGCCGGCCGTGCCACCCATCGGGGCGGGCTCTGTGCTGCGCACTACCGAGCCTATGAACAAGCCCGAGGCAGCGCATCGGAGCGTGGCTACGACAGAGACTGGCGCACGCGTCGGGCCGACTTCCTCGCTCGCCATCCCACCTGCTGCGAGTGCCCAGCGCCAGCCACCCA